ATCAGGTGCTCGTGGCTGTGTGCTCACTTTCTTTTCAAGTTCTGCATATGATTTAGCCATGTCTGCCACTGTTTTGAACTTTTCAGGTAGTCCTTCTACACGAACATCATCTTGTGCAGTTTCTGTGGTATCTGCTGTTGCTGTGGTATCTGCTGTTGCTGTGTTTTCTACAGGTGCATCAGATAATAAATTTGGTTGTTGTGCAGGTGTTTGTTCTGTTTGTTCAGTTTGTTCTGTTTGATTTACATTAGTTTCTTCTGTCATTGTTTGTTCCTTCTAGTAGATTGTGTTGAAAGTTGCTTTCAGGTATTTCCAACATATTGGTCACTCTTTTGATCAATGCCTGTTGGGCAATCTTGTAAACGCACGAATATGGATTGGGTGCGTCTTGATCAATTCTGCTTTGGTTGGAAATTCTGATTAGGTCTTCAAGCACCATGCGACCTTCTTTGGTGGCAAATGTGTTCTTGTATGCATCTTTCAATTGCTTTTGGTTCATTTTAGTTCCTTTTGTAGAACGTATGATCGTTCGTTGTATTTAAGTCTTTTTGCCCAACGCACATAAGCAGGTCTCATCATCCATGTTTCAATAAAACAACTTCGTGCTCCATTGTCCTCAGCCCATATTTCACAGTTTCTCAATATCTTTGCCACGTGTTTTGGATCGCATTCTGGTCTTTTCAACAGACAAACATAGTTGCAGTCTGATCTTTCAAACCACAAGTTGGGTTCTATTCTTGCAACCAACAGACATTGCAGTCTGCCATCTTGTCTTATACCTTTTGCATAACCTCGATTGGGTCCTTCTGTTTGTTCTATGTTGATCAATCTGTTGAGATATTGGGCGTTGGGTTGACCTTCGTGTGAATATTCATCCAAAAATTCGTGAAATATTTCTAATAATTCACAGAAACCTGTTGGATTGTTGTATTGCCAACCACTAACTACTTGGTGGTTCTTGTTCGCCTTGCGGATTTTGTGCTTGTTGGATTGCATTGTTTACTGCCTGTGTTATTTCATTTTGGTTCATTTGGTTTTGTTGTTGCTCCATTAATTGTGCAACTTCTTGTTCAGTTCTCACTACTTCAGGTGACATATCACCATCACGCAGTATTTTTCTTGCTAGTCTGTTGAGATCAACATTCACCATTGCTTGTGGACCTAGCTGTCCTATTGTTTGCAATATGGTCATGTCTTTTTGTAGTTCCTGCATTGCTAGTCCTTTTTTGACTGTGCTGTTGACTACAAATTCAAATGCTGTTGCATCTACAACCATTTCTGGCACCATGCCTTGTTTGATCAGTTTCATTACAATGGCTCTGATCAATGGTCTCAAAAATTCTTGTTCTAATCTCAAACCACTTGGACCAATTCTTCTAAAAAATTCAGCCTGTCGTGCTTGAACTTCTGCCGCTGTCATGTAAGTTGGACCTTGCGTCAGTGGTTGTAACACGTCATTGAACAGACCTCGTCTAATCTGTGCTCTTTGATCTTCTAAACTGCTCAATGTCAGGTTAAAGTTTCCTGCAAAAGGAACTGGTTGTAGTGGCTGATCCACTGTGATTACATCACCCGGATTCAGTTTTAAATTTGAATAGTTTACTGTGGTATCAGACGACACTTGCCAAGCACCTAGTCCTGCCCAACTGTTCTGTGTCAGTATTAGTTCAGCAATCTGATTGGCTGTTCTAATTGCAGGTAAGGTCTGCCTAACTGGAGATTCACCCCAAGTTTCTCCCAATGTTTTCCCAAATCTGAATACCACAAATGGTGATACTTCAATTTTCTCTGCTTTAACTTCCGTCAAGTTTTTGCCTGCATACACTTTATACATCAAACCTTCATTGGTTTGTCTGCATACAGCTTCTACAATCATGACTTTTTGTTTTGGATTTTCTAATGCCTGTCTTTTGATTGTGGCATCATATTCACCATACATTTCAAAAGCCATTTGGGCTGTGATATGGTGTTCTCTGAAAATTGTTTCTATCTTGTCATTGTATTCTGATAAAAAATATAATTGGTTTGTAGGTATTGCCATAAAATCAATACCCATTGGCTTGTGATAAAGTGCCATTGCACCTGTGCCTGATATTACAGCATCCATTAAGGCTTCAGATGCCGCTGTATAAAAATTGGAGTCTCTAATTACTTTGAATACTGTCTTGTTTGTTGTGTCCAACAGTCTTTTTATATCTGTTGCAACACGTTCTTTGACATCATCTCTGACATCAATGTATGCCCATTGTTGATTTTGTGGAATAAGCAAACCTAGTATTGTTGATACCAAGTTCTGCACACTATCAGTTGCAGTTGAGTCAAAAAGTTTTGATCTGTCTGTGTTGCTTTCATACGTTCTCCAAATATCTCTGTTTGGAAAAGTAAAATTATATGCTTCACTTATTTCATCTTCGTGTGAATGTCTGGCTTCTTTTGCCAATGTATATGTTTTTCTAGTTACTGGATCCATGTATTAACCTAACAAATTTTTTCTTTCAAAATTGAACGGATCTTCAACACCAAGTGCGCCTGTTGATCTCAGCTTGTTTCTACCTGCTCTTGCATTGGCTCTACGTCTTTGTGCTTCTGCAGACTCTTTGGCTCTTGCCTCACGTTCTTCTCTCAATCTTGTATCGTCAGCTTCTTTACGAGCTTTTTCATTTGCCCTTGCAACCTCTAATGGATCAGGTTGTGGGGGCATTTTTGGTTTCAAAAATCCCATATGTTTATCCTAATAAGTTTCTTCTTGTGCCTGTGTAAGCATCTGAAATGCCAAGAACGCCTGTTTCAGTTGCGCCTCTTCCTGCACGTCTTCTTCTTCTAACTCTTTCAACACCTTCTTTGCCTTCTACTTGATCAATGTCCATTGCTGTAATGACATCATCTTCTTCTGGCTCAGGTTTTGGTGGTGGTGGAGCTGGTGGTGGAGGTGGAGGTGGTGGAGGACTTGACCTTCTTCCCATACAAAGTGCTACAGGACCTTCATATTCGTATGAATCTTCTTCTATTACTTTGCCATCCTGTATAACAATTTTGTTGTAAATTTTCATAGAGTAACTCCTTAATATGTTATTATTTAGCCTTTTAATTTCCCGTCAGTTTGCTGACACCACCTGCAAATTTGATAGGTGACTGAATCAGTGGTATTTTGGTTACATCTACAGCAGGTTCTGGCAGTTTGCTGATTGCCATTGCTGTTGCATCTATGCAGTCATCAAATCTACAGTATGGAAATTCTTCTAATTGGCTCATGTAGTGCGAATTATCTAGCACTCTTTGATGCACTTTCATTTTACCAATTTTGATAACAGGCTCTAATTGTTGTGCAATAAAGTTCAATTTACCTTGCTGTCTAAATTCAGGTATAATTACAACTTGTTTCTTTTTGTCACGTGCTGTTCTACGCAGTTCATTCTGCAATGTTGGTGAAAAGTTTTCTTCAACATAAACATGACCAACTTTGTGTTTGTCACAAACATCAATGATCATTTCACACTGATAGGAAAAATCCTTTTCTTTGGCAGATGGTAATTCAATAACATCATGCACATAGATAAATCCGTCCATATCACGTGCAACAATGCTCAAAACAGATTGATCTTTACCACGCATACCTGTTGCAGGATCCCATGCCGCAACCAATCTTTGTATTGTGCTGTCACCTAAATTAACAACAGGTATATAATTGCCCATTGGTTGTGGTAAATGTCTCACAGTCAATTCTTTTTCATATACTTCAATTCTGTCTATATCCATTAATGATTGATAAGTTTTTGATGGCACCAACATATATTGTGATAACCAGTCACCTTCTGTGGATTCTGCTTTTTGTCTTTCAATCCAATCCCAATCAAAATGTTTGTCAGGATGATCAGGCCATGCAAGTTTACCTTCTTTGTTGAATATTGGTTTTTTCATTATTGTTTTGTAACCAATGTTCTCACAGTGAGTAAAAATTGTTTCTTCGTGATGTGGTGTTCCAATCAACATGATTTGGTTTGCAATTTTACCAAATTCTTGCACTCTATCTTTGATAAATTCTCTGGCATCTTCTGTTTGAACGTTTGTAGATACCTCAATATCATCAGCCAAAATTTCAGTGGCGTGCATCCCTGTAAATGATGATTGCAATGAAGTAACTGTCACAGATGGATTCAATTGAATGTAATCTCTATCAACTGAAAACTGTTGCACCTGCCAAGTTTCATAATCACTTTTCAAATGTCTTGTGAGTGGATTTGTTTCAATGATGGATCTAATCATCTGTGAATTACGCAATGCAAGATTACGTTTTGCAGAAATGATTATACAAGTGTAATTGGGATCACACAAAAGTCGCCAAACAACATAGCAACAAAGAATGTAACTTTTGCCTGCGTGTCTAAAAACCTGTAACAGTTTTCTTTCTTTGTTTTTGTGGTGTTCTAACCAATCACATATTTCAACATGAAGTTTTGGTGTTTCATATCCACTCAGCAGATTTTGTGTGTCTAAAAATACTTTGAATGGTATGTGCATTATTCATCTGCTTTTTTGTCTTTGTTATCACCTTTGGCAATTCTTTCCATTGCTTGTTTGAGTAAACTTTCTGATTGTTTTTTCTCATCACCTGACAGTTCATTCAACGGTTTTGATACACCTGACAATGATGTAGCCAAGTGTTTGAGCATCTGTAATTTTGCTCTTTTTGAATTGTCTAAGAATGTGATTTTTTTGACTCTGTGTGGATCATCTAAACTAGGATAAGGTTCTTTGAATAATTCGTGTGCTTGTCCTACTTCTGAATCCCAATAGTCTTGTGCAAATGTTTTGAGTAAATCAGCATAATCGTCATGCTTGTGGATGTCTTTTTTTCTTCCAGCCATAATATTTCCTTTCAGTTCTATTTGAAATATTTATGGCTAAATAAAAGTAGAACCTAATATGCCATTAGGCTCTCCTAAAATACGCGATAGATGTGTGTGGCTTCCTACTCCCTAGTATGTCACACACATCAACTTTTTCCCCAATCTTCATCATCATCCATTAATCTTGTTTTTGCTTGTTCCAAACAGTCCCAACCAAAATCTGTCAATTGACTGACATCTTCACCTAGTGCTTTTTCCCAATCATTGTATTCTGCAATATCATCAAAATTTTCTTCTAACCATGAATACATTTGGTCAACAATTTCATCATATTTCTGTCCTACAAAGTCATTAAGTCCACGTAAATCTGGTGTATCACTCATACAATTTCCTTTCAAAATGAGAATGGTTCTTAATTCAGTATAGGAAAAAAATATCAAATGTCTATTTTTTTGGTGTGCGTGATTTTTGGCACACCTTGTTGGCACACCTTGCATAAGTCTATGTTTTTATTGGGTTTTTAGGAGGGAATAACTGCAATGTCAAGAAACCTACTGTGCCACATCTTGGAAAAAAACCCTTGCAAAACAGGCATTTAGAGGTCGTTCTAAGTTCAACGTTGTCTTATAATGTAGGCACACTAAGGCACAGTTTTTTGTTCCTAAATAGTGTTGCGTATTAACAAAGGAGAACATTATGAGACATATAATACAACAAGGTCTGGCATTATACCAAAACAATAATTCACCTGTGTGGAGAGCAGTTTTCAAAGTAGGTGGAGAAACAATCAGAAAAACAACTGGCGAAAGAGATTTTGACAAGGCAAGTAAAGTTGCAAGTCAAATGCATTTTGATATGACCTATATCAAAGAAAAAACCAATCAGTTGGAAACAATCACATTTGGCAAAGCATATGCAGAAGCATGGGCAAAACAAAATGCCAACAATGAAAAAGGTATCTATGTTAACACAAGATTAACAACTAGAGACTATACTGCAAGAAAACACATACTACCATTTTTTGCAGACAGAATGGTCATAGATATTGATACCAAATTGGTGCATGAATGGTTTGACTGGCGTGATGCAAACTGTGGTAAACTTGCAGGTTCATCAATCAGAGACTTGTATGGCACAATTAGATGGGTTTTGAATTGGTGCATTGTTGAAGGTTATTATCAAAAAGTAGATGCAGACAACATCAAATATCCATCTGTCACCAACAAACAGACAAGACGTGCATATTACAATTTAGAACAACAAAAGAAATTGGTGTTTTCATTAGAACAATATGTGCAACGTGCAACCAAGGCACATGAAAGAATGTTGCGTAAGGATCTGCAAGATTTTTGTTTGTTGATGTTGGCATCAGGTTGTAGACCATCTGAGATGTTGCGTGTTGGTTCAGATGCATTCAAAGAAGTCAAAGTTGGCAATCAAAAAACATATCAAATGACAGTGATACATGGCACAAAAAATCATCCACGTGGTAATGTGATACTGTTGCCTTTTGCATATGAAATTGTGCGTAAGAGAATTGCAAGATATGAAAACAAAGATATATCATTGTTGAACAACTTTTGGCCCAATCACCAAAACTTCAAAAACATATTCAACACATTTTCCAAATGGGCAGGACTTGTGAGAGATGACAGAGGTGAAAAGTTTTGTCCCTACTCTCTGCGTCATTCATATGCAACCAATATGCTCAAACAAGGTCATGTATCAATGCATATGTTGGCCAAGCAAATGGGAACATCAGTGGGTATGTTGGAAAGACATTATTCACACGTGGTGCCAAGTTTGGTTGCTGAGAAGTTTATCAACATGGAAGATGTCAACAAAATAATGTTGCCGCACAGTTCAACCTTGCATAACCTTATAGAAATAGTAGACTAGAATGTGTGGGCGGTTAACTCAGCGGTAGAGTGTCTCGTTGACATCGAGGAAGTCACTGGTTCGATCCCAGTATCGCCCACCATTATGAAAACAGTTCAATCGCCTCAATAACAATTATAATAGCCAGTTCAATCACAATCAGTGAATGATAGAAAGTCCACAAAGCAGTGGGCTTTCGTCTTGATGATTTTCTCAGTGCTTCTGAGTCTGATCTAATCTGCCTTAGTGTTAAAAAGCTTCGCCACATTTCCACGGAAACAGTATCCTCCCCAATGATTGAGAGATGTTCTGGGATCCAACCAAATCTCTCCGCCCATCTTTTGCCAACGTCTACAGAATGTGTAATCTTCTGAAAGATATCTGTTGGTGTCAGGATCATGCATGGTGTCAAATATTGAATATGAACAGTCTGCCACTGCAGGATCAAGATTGGGCATATCATTTTTGTATTTTAATTGTTTGTAGTGTTCTGTCATTTTGATCAACACATCTCTTTTGATACACATAAAACCTGTGCCTCCATCTAGCAGTTGAACATTGCCTGCAGAGTCCAATATGGCATTGCCTGCATCATCATGCTTCAT